AATAGTTCCTGCTCCTTGTTGATTTTGTAATGCTATATATCCATATGTATTAGCAGCTCCAGAGCTACCTGGTAATGTTTCTATCGATGGAATAGAATTTATTATAATTTCTTTTAAATTATCAGAAGAGCCTCCAGTTCCGTTATTAAAGAAAAAATCTCTTTCAATATTAACAAATTTCGTTCTATCATAATTACTAATTTTAACGTCAGCTGCCATAATTTCAATCGTAGCAGGTTTAACTATATAAGGAGCAGTTCCAGATGTAGCACCACCAGCTTGAATTTTTATATTTGATTGATACGAATGAACTTTCCATTTAGTTGTAAAAGTTCCACCTGACTGATCCTGTTCAGTAGCAAACGCTGCATGAACAAAATTATATGCACTATTTGTTCCTCCAACCGAAGTACTCCCAGAATTACCGTAAATACCAGAAGAAGTTCCACCTTCAGGTAAAGGTCCACCAAAAGAAACACCATTTTGGCCGTTTGGATTAACATTATTTTGAATTATTGTAAATTTCGGTACACTTGCAGTATCTCGTGTACCTGAAATATTAGTACCAAAATTCTTAAGATTAAAATAAGCCCAATTAGCATCTCCTAAGAAAATCGAATTTTTGAAGGTTTCGTTAGGAATTAAGAAATCTATTTCATTATTTGTAAAACCTACATTAGGAGTAGGTGAATATCCTTGACCATCTATTGGATTACCTCCAGTAGCTGCTAAATAATATTTCCATTCTAGTGAACCACCTGCAGTTCCTGGAATACCTTGAGGACCTTTAAGATTTATGCCAGATGCAGTCCATCCAGTTGCTCCTCCTATATTATAAAACTCGTATACATCACCAACACTATCAAGGAAATGGTCTTGTATTCTTAACGAAGTGCCATCATGGTCAGCAGTTTGACCGAATGCAGAAGGACCAGCGAACCAATGGTCTCCTCTAAATCCTTGAGGACCTACTGGTCCGATTTCACCTTGAATTCCTTGAATTCCAGGAGGTCCACCACCGGCTAGTATTAGCTGATCGAAGTTAAAATTTACTTTTTCTATTACACCAGACATTGAGTCTGACGATATAATTTCTTTAATTGTAATTGGCATTCGGAGAATGTTTTATTTTTTCTCAAGCACTATAGAAAATGCTATAGAATAGTTCTTGTCTGTTGGTATATTATATATCAACTGGAAATCCAAGTCTTCGGGAGATTGGAATATTGTTTGGAAGTTTTTAGTCTTTCGATATCCATTAGCAACTTTTTGTTCGTCGGTTAATAGATATGCGATATTAGGTAGAGAACTACCTTTCTTCCAGAATTTCTCCCATAAAATTATTTCTTTGATTACATAACGTTCTAGTATGTTTTCCGATATGTAAGTTTTTATGTCATCATCTTGATTAGGATTACCGAAAGAATATGCAGGATTCATATATGCATAGAAATCTTGACCAAAACCGTCTACGATTAATTGGTCTTGTAAAGCTAACGAAGTAAATATTTTCACATTTAAAGTTTTACTTCTTTCAAATGTTGTTTCTTCTTCAACAATATTTTGAGGAATTCTAGTAATTTTAGACAACTGACCTATAACAGATCGTTTAATTACTCCGCTAGGAAAAGTTTCTAAATTTATAGTATTTGGTATTGCAATAACCTTAGATCCAAAGAATGATTTAATTTCTTTAGGTTCTCTAGTACCTATTACTCCAGATTGAATATTAGACTTTATAAATTTATTGTAAAAATTAGTATCCCAATTGCTTTTAAACAAAAACATATCTTTATTATAAATAGCGGTTTCGTCTATTAAAGGATATACTGAAGAATTTTTCGTCAATGTAGAACGCAAAATAACATTCGGACTTTCCGTATTTACTTTATTGAAATGTAAGTTTTTAAGCATAAATAGATTATCATCGGCAAATGTAGGTTGAGACGTCATCAACTGTATATTATTATACGTTAAAGAATTTCCATTCAACGCAGTCATTCCTTTGATGTCATCAGTATCAATAAATGAAACTACGTCTTTCCACTTAGGATTATAAGGACCACGATATCTAGATAATTGTTGTAATTCAACCCTAGGTTTCGCAGTAAGTTCATAACCTATTATTTTAGAAGAACTTACTAAGTCAGTTGGTTTTTGTTTTATTACATCATATTTTAAATACGTAGACTTAACCGGATAATCAGGTCTAGTAAGTTCCACCAAATATTCGTTTTCTGAAATTTCTCCAATTTCGCTCACATTTAAGTACCTAACATTAGGATTTCCACTATTTATTTGATCTGATATCGACGCAAAAGAAATAGATTCCATAATAGGAATGTATGCATTATATCCACCTCCTTTATATTTAGGAACTTGTGTTATTATTGCAGGATACGAATTATAAGGTATTGTAGTAGTAAACCAAGCCGAAGGGCATTTACCGAAGACGTAATCATAATATCCAGCAGGATTCAAAGGAAAGAGTTCTAGATCGTTTAAATTAGGATTTCCTTGAGCTATTGGGGCAAGTATTGATGGACCTATTATGCCCACGTCATATAACAATATATCTTTACATCTAAATGTGTTAGCCGTAGGTCGAGTAATATCGTTGAATGTGATTACTCTATTTCCTAATGTTAAGGTAATATTATTATAGCCACCATTTTCATTGAGATTTAATTCTGATGAGTAATTTGGACTGGTTCCATTTTGATCGGTTCTACCATATATGGTCCATTGAAAACTGCTATCACCAGGAATATTACCTATCGTATCCCATTTGTATATTTGACCTGATAGATTTATATCTTTGTAGTCTAAATATCCAGCAGTAGCACCATCTGGAGCTGTATACTCTAATTTATGATTTAATGTATATAAAGAAGATCGATCAATAAAATTATAAGCAGTTCCTCCTTGCATATATTCTAATAAGACTGGATCTTTAAGATCTGATCTTACTACTAAAGTAAGAGCTTTAAATTTGTCATTTTTAATAAATGTCAATTCTGTACCATAATCACTATACGATAATACACATGAAAATTTATATCCATTGTATAGAGGATTAGGTAAGCATTTCAACGATTCTATATTATAATTGATGTTAGAATATTCTGACCTATCTTTTATGATTACTTTAGCTCCTCTAAATAAAGTTTCTGAGAAATTACCATCAGTACCATACTCAAATATTGAATATTTGAAATCTCTAGGAATATCTATTCCATCAATAGTTTCTCGAGTAAAATATGATAAAAAATAATCTTCTTTGATCGATAATAAATTTGCAGTTGCACCGGTTCCACCGGTTAAACCTAAAAAGATTTCACTGCTGCCTAAAGTACCAATCTGTGGGATATTAGGAAAGTACAAATCTTCGTCGAAATAAGAAAACGAATTTTTCTTTTCGGTAAAACTCATATATGGTGGATATTTCTGTAGGTAATACCATTCATGAGTATAGAATTTAGGATTTCTATTCATCTCATCAAAAGATGGTGAAAAATTACTATACCCGAATGATTGATCGGTATTTAATCGATATCCATTCTCTCTAACGTCGACTGATTCATTATCATATACCCACTTATTGATAAAAGGGACGACTCTAGAAGACAGAGCAATATCAGACAAAACATTTTCTTTAAGTCTATCATATTCATTCGTAATTAAAATATTCTGATCTAAGAAATCATCGGATAAACCACTTAGATTGGTAAATCCGTTAGCAATAGCGAATGAAGAATTCGGTCCTACTAATGAATCAATATATCCTCTAGAAATATTACCAGTTGGAGCAACTCCAAATCCTATATAACTAAAGGTTGCAGTTGACCCATTAGGTCCTGTCATTCCTAAATACCAATTATATAATGTGTTATATGAGGAATCTGCATTTTTTGCGTAATCAGTACTTAAGAAATCGAAATCAAAATCTTTAATAGGGAAAATCGACAAATAGCCATTACTATTCTTAGATGATTGATATATTGGTATTTGATTAGATGAAGTGAATTCAATATTTTCATTAGTTTCTTGTATACAATAGCTTATGTATTTGTCCCAGTGAAGAAAATCTAAAATTTCACCAAATTCGTTATAAACCGGCTCTTCTAAGTATATTGAATAATCACTAATTAAACCAAAACCTTTATTGGTTTTAGTGTAAATTGGATCTGCATCATCATATAATTCTTGGAAATCCTCAGCATCTATAATAAATCTAGCGTTTGGATTGTCACACCCATTTACAAAATGATATTCGTAGTACTTACCAAAAGTGTCGGTAGATAAAGCTATTGGTGAAGGACGGTACATCTGTTCAATATAATTAATAAAAATATTAGGCTTAGTAAAAGGATATGTGTCAGAAGTACTAAAGAAAGAAAATTTAGATCGATTCCAATTTTCTGAGCTCATACGACTATAAACAATAACCGTATCTCCTCTAGACATAGATTCAAAAGTTACGTGTTCTTTATCGTACTCATTTATATGATTAATTGCCTTAGATATTGAAGTAGCTATTTGCGAAAAATCGCCGTTGATACTAAACGAATTCCCATTATTTTGACCGGCAATAAGAGAATCATCGGCAACGACAGTAAAGAAATCTATTACTTGAGATTCAATTGGATTAGTCCAATCAACCTTATTAATTCTAATCTGGTCACCGACGGTAATATCACCAATTACGCTAAAAGAAAAATTAGGTCTACCTTTAAATTGAGTAGGTGTTGCATGTATATATTTTAATGGATCTCCAAAACCACTGAAATTTTTCCAATCGACAGTTTTATCTTTTATTCTTAGGAATTTTCCATCTGAAATTGGGGTACTACCACTAATAGAATAAGTAGAAGTCCAACCTATCGATGAATTAATTGAATAAAAATTGTTCTTTATATCTTTTACATAAGGAAATCTAGGATTTTGGGTTTCACTCCATGTTATTAATCTACCTTCATATATACCGGTTCCTCCTGCATTTAACTTAGGATAAATTTTTATCCCTTTATTGTTAGTTTGTATTTGTGTTTCATCGTTAGCCGAATATCCGATGTTATCGTAGAATGGAGTAGGCAATTGCTCATATTCAAAATTTCTATCATTAAATAATCTACTACCGTCTATTTCGAATTTACCTAATTCGGCTTCAGATACGTACATACCAAAATATCTGCTAAATTTAAAATCTTCTTGGTTTAAATCGTCAAATAAAAATTCTAAATTTAAAATATTAGGATGTACTACTCCATGATTTTGAAATCCTAATGTTAGGAAATCATCGCTTTCCGTTACAGTCTTATCTACTAAAACATAATCCATATAAATATCTTGAGACATTTTGCAAAACCCTCCATAATCATACGAAATTCCTTGCCAATACGACAAATCGTTTTTCTCTATCGACGCATAAATAGAAGATTCAGGAAATAAAGGATCTTGAACATGATTTCTGATATACCTACCAATATTAGTCTTATCTGTTAAATCAAAAGTTTTAATTATTTTAGAATTTTTGATATAATTTTTAAAGAAATTAGCAGGATTTTTAACCAAATTATCTAAATAGCTAGAATTATCTAAGTTAATAGATTGATTTGCTTGTAATTCAGCGTTGTAATCGATACTAACTGGACCATCTAATTTGAAAATGACAAAATAATCTGGGATATTATCTCTCTCAGCCCATAAAGGAGAAAACATAGAAAACTCTTCGCTATATATACGAGAAACTTTTGGTTGCATACCCATACAATATGTAAAATCATATTGGTCTTTGTATCGATCTTTAATTTGTAAAGACAAATCTTTTTCATATACTGTGTATGCAATAGTTTTAGGTAATGGTGTAGATCCTTGATTGTAGAATCTTTTTATGTCATTTGAATACGATCCACCAGTTACATTAAATCCCTTATATATCGATTTTGACAATAATGGATCTGCATCAATAGACTCTAAAAACACTTGGTTTTTAGAGTCAGCAATGATTTTTATATTTGTAGTTAATTTAGGATTTGTTCTAATTAATCCAAACGAAGTTCTTTTAAGTATTTCTGACATATTAAGTTATTTATTCAATCCATTCTCGTAATACTCATCCTTCATAGGATATTTGTATTATTATTTAGAAGTAGATGAACCGCTTCTAATAGTCTGGTCTCTTGAAGTTGTTGGTGTTACCACCTTTATTGTTTTCGTAAGGTCATCTAATGCAGTTTCGAAAGTTCTTGAAGGAATATCCTTAGTGATTACTGATTTAGAGTAATATCTAGCAGTAACTTCAACATCAAACGAAAATCTTTCTTTATCTAGTGGATTAGGGTATATATCAATTCCAATAGTTTTAGTATATTCTAAATTTGTTCCACTATTAGAAGTTGGATCTCCTTTTACATTACCTAAACCTAAGTCACCAACTCCAAAATAATCCGTCATTCGATATTGGAAAGTTATTGGTATAGATATCGAATTAGTATTTCCGAATTTAATGTCTTTGTAAGATATTGCATCATCTCCGTTAACTCTCATGTCAATATGAGAATTTGGATTGATGAATAAATAAGCACCAACTGATTTAGGTCCTAGTAAAAATTGGTCATTGACATCAAAACCAATTTTACAATTAATCAAGCTTGAAGGATCTTTGTAATATGCGTTTTGTGTATTTGAACCGGTAGAACCCTTAACGATATTACCTAATATAGAATTTCTTACTAATGAAGGTACCGTTGTACTATTTATAGTTAAAGGAGTAACTCCAGTTGCAATCCAATCTGCGATATCAGGATGTTTTACGTGTACTTGTATATTATTTATTAATGCAGATTGTACAGCTGCAAGAGAATATGATACTACATCACTTAGACCTGTTCCACCTTTCCATATAAAATCAGTAGTTGGATTACCGTTGGCTAATCCAGTTAATGTAGATAAATCAGTAGTCCATTCAAGTTGAGTCGATGTAGAAACTAGATTACCGGATAAATCTAATATTTGATATGATGAAGAAGTTCCATCAATAGTACTATATAAAGCTCGAGTTCCATCTACGGAAGTATATCTAGAATTAATAAATTGACCCATTACTTGAGTAGATTGATATGGAGTATTTCTAATGAATCCATAATTTAAAACATCATTAGCATCTGGATTTGATAAACCTAAAGGAACATAATCATATCTTCTTAATCGATTATAATCTACATCACTATTACTATATGTTAAGTTTGTAGGTTCTAAAGTATTACTTGAATTTACAACCGAGAATCTAGATCCATACATTCTAGAATACAATTCTAGAACTGATGCAGCTTCGTTAGAAATCTTAATAAAGTAATTTTTAGATATAATAACACCCTTTTTAATTGGTAATGATGCAACCTGATCTCTATAATTACCGGCAAATAACCTAACGGTTGAATTCTTCTGAACTGAGTATTCTTGTCCAGCATCATCAACAATAATAACTGATATAGCACCTTTGGCATTTGCAATAAGACCTCTAAGATTTTGAATTTCTAAATCCATAGAGTTTAATTTATCAAATAGCGTTATAATGTTATTTTCCGGTGTTAAAAACCCTGAAGCAACATGAATTGCATCGGTAGTATAAAATTTTCCATTTTGAGTTAGAGTTTGCTGTGAAACTTTATCCAAATTCATATTAGTTAAATCGGATTTTACCTGAACTCTAATCTGATCCATTTTAGCTTGCTCAAGAATATCTTTAGTATCTGGTATCGATTCAAATTCGGCTGGAAAATCGATTCTAACTATTTCTGACCATTCAGATTCAATAGTAGTTACTGGCCAACCGGCTTCAGATATAGATTTTACTCTAAACTCAATACTTTCTCCAGCTTGAATAGGAAAATCAATTTGATTGATATTTATTGCATCGGCATTTTCTACATCTTCTACTGCCCAATAAGCTTTTCTTGAAGTAGGATTAATATCTCGTTTTCTTACAGGAGATTTATATTCGTTCCAGGTTGAAAATGTTCCTCTTCTAACTACACCATTGTTATCTACAAATTGTAATTGTTGTGGTTGATTAGCTGATCCATCTTTCTTAACATAACGATATTGAGTAACAAATTGAATAACTTCTTGAGGTTCTGTTCTATCTGATTTTTGTGCAACTGGCATAGGAAAAAATCCTCTAACTCTATATTTAGGAGCAGTATCAATCGATTTTACTGTAGATAGTTTTGTTATATCCTCAACGATAGATGCATGTAAAGAAGAGTTAGTACTTCTATCATCAACTAATTTAGATAATTTACTATTATCAGTATCTTGTAATTTTTGTGACGAATATTTAGTTGTTTGTACTTTAGTTTTAACTTCGGTGATAGATTTATCTAATGCAGTTAATTGAGATTGTACTCTCAATTTATCTGATTGTAAACTTTTAATTTTTATAGCATTACCACTAGAAGTAATATGATCGTTTATAGGAAGTACTTGAAAATTCCCGGTAGAAACTAAAGGTGGAGTAGGCTGAACTGCAAAAGTAGAAGGAGGAGTTTTATCCTTAACGGTTGAGTATAAGTATGCACCAAAATCTACAACTTCATTTTGATAGAATGTAGATAAAGCCATAGAATTACCAGTTGCCGGATCTATGATTCTTAAACTATTTGTATAAAGACCAACACCAGGAGACCAATTAACTGATTGAATTCTAGAATCTGGATCGATAGGTTTCACGAAAATTACACAATATTCGTTGAATCCGATAGACACATTAGCAAATACATCAGATTTATCTTCGCCATAAAAAGTAAGAACATCCTTACCGATAGTTATGTTATCAAAACCTTCAATTAATTTAACCGCAACAGTTCTCGTAGAAGCATCAACTTGTAATATTTCGAATCTAGTATTCTGTCTTCCGGAATTAATTACAAGAGAATCACCTATTTTTAAAGATTGAGTTCCTAAATATTTAGATTGATTATCATTGTATGTTAATTTATCTAATTGTACTCTAAGTACTCTATTTTGAACGCTAGCTCCATTTATAATTGAAGTTAGTGTATCATCAAATACATTTGTTACTGTATATTTACCAGAATATCTTAATGTTCTAGGAGGCATATCTACTACATCTTTATCTAAAAAGAAAGTAATTCCATAATCGATCAAGATTTTAGAGAAATCTGCAAATTTGATATTTGACTTAGCCGAAAATCTAGAGTTAAATAATTTAAGCTTTGCTGGAGTATCAAGATTCAATATGTATCTTGCAACTTCGATTTTTTCAGTTTCATATTTTACCTGTCCGGTAAGATTAAATGAAACATATAGCAAAGGATTTAAGAATGATTCAAAAAACCAATTTTCTTTCTTATTGAAAGTTGTAGGTACTGGCATAGTTTGAATATCTTCAGCTTCTTTTAATAAAGAAGAAACTAAGATTTTTCTAAATGAACCGTCAGATAATTGAACTGATGTAGATGAATCACCTACTGCAGTTAAACTTTTGATATTGTTCTCCATTTGAACCATTTGATTCTTAAGAGCTCCGTATGAAGGAATGTATACTTTTTGTATAGTTCCTGTACTATCCATTACATCTACTTCGACAGTATCTGAATTAGAAGAAACTACATCAGATAGCTTCGTAATAATTTGATATCCGTTGTTTTGTAACTTTAAAAGATTGTTTAGAAGTGTTGTTAATGAGTATTTCGTATCCATTTTTATCTTATTATGTCTATATTAAATGTGTATCGATTTCCATCAGTACACGTAATTTCTATTATTGGTTTGTTTGTTATTTGCATCGATGCATCCATAGAACCTATTATTACTCCGTAAATTCCATTACCTAATCGATTTTTAGCATCAGTTCTAATGTATATAGTCTTACCTGCAAAATCGACAGGATCTGCAAAAACTATTTTAAAGGTTTGACCGGTTTTCCAAAATATTGGATAATCTTGGATGTTGATTATTACACTATCTTGAAAAACTTCAATTCCATTTACTATATTTGGATGAGATGTATTAAGTTGACGATAATAATTAGAAAACTCTCCTAAAGTTAATACGTTGTTTAAATATGTATCAGTTGGATCTATTCCATTTGCATATGTTGTTCGTAAACTTCCTAATGGGTTTATTGTATTTATTGTATTTCTACATTGTGAAAATGTAGAAACTCCTTGAATTCTATTGCTTAAAGTTATTTGATTAGGTACAGTTCTATCTAAAAATACTCCAGCTCCTTGTTTAAGGACGTCAGTATTATATGTTAAATTGACTGACAGATTACCTGAAAGTAACTTATTGATATTATCTGCATTTACATTAATCAAATCTAGCAATGTTGTACTAGAAGAAAATGCAAGTTTAGCATTATTAAGACTAGATTCTAATGCAGATAATCTTTGAGATAAAGTTGTAAGTTCTTCTTGAGTAAAATAGAAATTTTCTAAATTACGTAATCTATCTTTGATCGTAATGATTTCTAATTCTGAATCAATAAACATTGCAGCAGCTTCTTGTAAACGAGTCGATGCATCAATGAATAAATCCATCGAGAAAGTATTATAGTCGTTTATAAGAGTTTCTACTCCTGCATTTTCTACGGTTGAATCGAATTTAATATCAATTTTTAAACTATAACTATTACCATTAAGTTTAGTAATCTTATTTGGCTTATATTTATCAAATCTTTTGATGTAGCTATTACCAACTCCAGAGTTAACATAATCGTCTAAAATTAAAACCCCGTATAAGTTAGTAGCCTTTTCTGCTGAATTTGATGCTGAATAAGAATCATAATAAACTAAAGCTGCGTTAAAAGAAAAATCAGGAGCAGCATCAGTAGCATTAAATTCGTCAATTGTAGATATCGTACCATCGTTAACTATAGGAGAATAACTATTAGCATCAAAATCTAAAATAATACCATCCATACGAGAAAGCAAAACAGGTTTAGATGATCCGGCAGCAGGTAATGCTACAGATCCAGACCAATTTGCAGTTGAACCGAAAGATGAATATGTGTTATATGATAAACTTTGATCGTCGTCGTAGTATGCTCTTAAATCTAGACCACTAGGATGCACTGACGATATATTTCTACCGGTGATATAAGTTTCACCGTTAGTCCAAATTCTATTTGGAGCGTAATTGTTATCTTCGTAAGTTTTCCATAAAACCACTGGAGTACCTCCATGATTAGTAGGAATATTTATGTAAATTTCGGAATATGCGTCACCACCTCTAGAAACATTATTGACAATATCAATATCTCCAATATATCTAACGACTTTGCTATAATATTGAGTAGGGTCTTCTTCAGCGTATCGAAAATTAGTAGTAGACTCAGCAACAGATGCATCACGAAAACGCATTGCATTTAATTGAGCCATCCATTTCCAAAATATTCTTTCGGCTACCGTATAGGTTTGGCTAGGATCGTAAGGTTTAACTATAGTGTTAGTACCTTGACGTATTTCCTCTTCGAAATTAAGTACATAATTTTGAAAAGATTCAGCTATATTTATGTTATTATCGACTGATAAAGCAGGTACAGAAGAAGTTCCACCTGTCAATACACCACCAATACCTTCCCAAACCACGTAATTTTCTTGGTTACCTGAAGGGGTAGCTACATCTGGAATATTAAGAAGAGCAAATTTAGAGAAAACAAATCTTGCATCGTCGTCGGTAAAAGTCTTCTGTATGTCAGCTACTGCAGATGAAAATGTATAGAATGTCCCTCCAGATATTCTAAGAGGATTAATTAACGGTGTTGCCATTTAAAATTTTGTTTTATTATAGAGTAGTTGCTCCAGTAGCTGAAATTTTATACCAAGTACCAGTAGCACCAGCTGCATTAGTAGTTCCTACGCAATAAGCAATAACATTTTGTGATATATCGTAAACTAAAGTACCTAAATCAGGATTTTGTATCGATCTAATGATTGCTGTAGTTTGTCTAGGCAAAACTACTCCACCACAAATTCCAGAAGTTGTACCAGTAAGAGCGGATGCAATACTTAATATTGCAATATTACTTCCACCTCCGAGCGGTTTAGCAAATCTTTGTATACTAGTTCCTGAACCTGTACCAAATTCAATATATGCATTAATACCTAATTTCAAGTTACCTTGAGATGCGATAATGTCTCCGTTTGTTGATGTAATTGTATTAGTAGAAACTACTGATCCAGTTTTGATTTGTGGATTAGATCCAAATGTTGAATTGTCAAAATATCCAGTAGATATGTTAACCATTTGTAGTACGGAATTCAATGCATCGCTTAAAGTGGAAAAGTTATCATTGATTGTAATTCTGGTAGCAGCAATTGAATCTGTACCGTTAATTGTTGTTAATTGTATTGCCATTTTTTAGACGATTTTTATTATTTCTTGTTTTTTAATTGTTTTCTTATTACCATTGGAATCTTCGATAGTCAAAGATAATGAATAGCTACCTCTTAATGTGAACATATAAGAGAAATATGGATTATTGTAATATATATCCTCAAACGAAGTATCATCATCCTTTTGTAGCAACCAAGTGAAATTAGTTTTACCTACCATCTTAGATGAATCATATGTAAAGTTAACCGAAGTTAATATCGGTAATTCTTGCTGATACTTTAAAATTCTAATATCATTCCATGAAGGATTTTTAATAAGTGATCGACCCATCCAAGTACCTTTTACTCCAGCTCCAAAGGTTGTAGTAATAGTTTGAGGTTCAGTAAATCTTTTAGCAACTCCTTGAATTTTAACATCGGAAAATGAGCTAGGTCCAGTACCACCAGTCCAACCAGCAGCTCCATAAACCATATTATAAACAAAATCTCCTATTACTGGTAAAGCCTGAGCGGTTGCACCATTTAATTCTTTAACTAATTTGTTTAATGAAGTAGCACCTATTACATATTCATAAGATGCCGTAACACCTTCGTTATATTGTACTGTAAATGTAGCTCCTGTACTTCCTGATGGAATTTGATATATTTCAAAATGAGTAGGAATATCACCTAAATATCCAAAATATTGAGTATCATAAGAATTGGTTTCACCTATTAAATTATTGTAACCTATTCTATGTCTACCATATTTATCAAATCCCACTGATGCAGCTTTAACATATGGAATTAATGCATTTGTTGCATCATATTCTTCGTTATAGTAGTATATGAAGTCTTTGAATAACTTACTAGTAGGAGCAAATGTATTTAACGCATCTACAATCGATATCATATTATCTTTGTCGTTTCCACCAATTGGAAAGTTTACTTTTACTACTTCTAATTCATCCGATACTAAATTCCAAAGGGTTCCATCATTAACAAAAGTAGTATCTAAAGAATCTACATATGCTATATCACCAGTTGTACCAGCTATCGTTGTACTAGTAGGTCCAGTCCATCCAGTAGGTCCTACTTCATAATATTTATTGTTACTTAAGTTTAATGTCGAGTTAGCCCTAGTCATCCATATCGTACCACTAGTTGCACCTATTCCAGTTGTACCAGTTATCTTCCATTCAGTTATTCGTGTTCCTGTATTGTCCCACCATAAATGATATGCATCGTCCCAAGTAGGAATATTTCCTATTAGATTAAATCGATAAGGATAACGATCAACTAAAGGATTGTCTATTGGATTAATCATTGTTTGATAGAATTCAATTGAATCTAAAGAATTACCTGTAATTTCTGCCATTTCGATAGCTTCATTAGGTTGTAAAGGTAAATCCCAATTAGATGCATATTCATCCCATGTAAGAAATTGATTAGGTGTTGGAATTTGCCACTGACTGCCTGAACCTACTTTGTTAGTAGCTTCTATATTTTGAACTTGACTTCTAATATCATCAAATGTATAATCTAATTCTCTTTTTGTGTACCATCCTATGAAATCAGCTTCTTTAGCTTCAACTTCTATTTGTTGCATATTAGATGTATATGCTTGGTTATTAAATAAATCCCATAGCCTAAGCTCTACATCATATTTACCAACATAAGGCAAATTTGTTGCAAATTCATTTATTTCATATATAGTCTTTGGTCCAGTATCTAATCGATAAGCCGGTGTTTCATCTTCAGATTTACTAATAATCCATTGCATTTCATGGTAACCCATATATCCTATATTTTCCCATGAATATGTAAATTGATGAGGATAATTATTAGAAGGAAATCCAGTTACTCCAATCGTTATAGGATTAATAATACTCGTCGAACCAGTCCAACCTATTACTTCAAATGAATTGTTAAATTGAGAATATAGAGTAGAGAATGTCGAGCCTATTGAATCTACTTGATTAAAATTTGCATCTGCATTATCCCATGTAATATCGAAAGTTTTATTTTTTAATATGACCGGAAATCCAATAGGAATATTAGCATCATCAGAAAGACCACTAACCGGTAAATTCATATCTTCGAAAAATCCTACATACGCGGTATTATATAAAGACACAGGTGGACCTGCAGCACCATAAGTACCTGTTGCACTCGATATTATTGCGAGTTGATTTATTTGACTCGTAGGAAATGCAGCAGGTAATCCAGTTAAAGTAGAACATACAAAGCTTATTTTAGGTGCAGTAGCCGAAGTTGCTCCAGGAACAGGTCCTCTAGAAACTAATCGAACCCAACCTGGATTATCTAATTCTGGATATGCATATACATTAGCCTGTATAAACTCTATATGTTGTTGATTATTTGAAGGACTGTATGTCGGATTATTTATCGATTTAGCTAATCTAGCGCAAATTTCTTCGACTGATATATCGTTTGTACTTCTTCGCGCATCATAAAAATAAAAATCATACCCTCCAATATAAGTTGTAGCTCCAACATGATATTGGATTTCTGTTGATATTGCTTCGTTTACGTCAGTTTGTATATTCGAGTTTACATAAAATCTCCAAACTAAATAATCTGAATAACCAGCAGCACTCACATCAGGACCTATTGGTGCTCCTAAAAATTGAAGAGCACGTAGGTCTTGGATATAACCTTTTTCGCTAGGATATACCTCATATTTAGGATGAATTCCCATAGAAATCGAATCGATTCGATTACGAGATATAACATTGTTAATTTTATATTGTGCAAAGAATATAGCTTCTCCGGTTATATCTACAATTTGAGTATTTATCGGTAAGAAGTATTGTATTAATTTCTTTTTTAGAGCAAATATTTTAGTAAGAACTTCTTCCGGGGTAAATGTGTAAACTTCTTCAACTATAGGAAGACCATCATCGTCATATTCACCAGATTCTACAGTTATATCATAAAACAATCCAAATTTACCAGTTTTTCGATATATTTTACTCGGTAATAAATTAGATATTTGTGGATCTGGAGTAGTAGAAAAAATATCTGTAATATCGGTTTGTCTATACTTACCAAAATTAGGTGCAGTTGCATCTACATTTTTCCAATATTCTTTAAGTCTAACGTTTTGATATCCATAAAATTTAAGGATATTATATGAACCTACATAAGGAAATATATTGTGATATTCAAGTAGAAGTTCTTTTCGTTTGCGATTAATCAATCGCCAATCTGTTCCTTCTTCTTTTACTTCCGAAGCATCAAATATAATAGAATCAGAAGGAAGTATATCATTTCCTAAAGACATTAATAAAGATTTTAACCTTTCGTCTTCAGATTCTCCTTCACCATATATTTCTATTTCAGCGAATATTAAATTATTTTCGTCTCTAAGATACATGATAGAAGAGAATCCATCTTCTCTACTAGGTTGAAATGCAATATTAATTTGTAAAGCTTTAGAATTAATCACCGACAAAGATTTCATACCGTTAGGCAAGATTGTCATTGATGGATCGTAGTCTAGCTTACCCAAATTTTTATTTAAAAAATGAACAAATTCAGTATCAGTTATATCGTATATAAAAATTTCTGGTACTGGTAACTTAGGATCGAATCCAGCAGTAATACCTTCATTTCTGAGGGTTGAACCATAATTACTATAAGGATATCCGTATTGAGGATATCCAGTGACAGAATCTACTAACTCTTCTAAAATATATAGCTGTTGATTTTCTATCAGTCCCTCCGATATAGTGTGCATGTCAATTCGACCTGTCCATTTATCTAAGGTTGCATTATAATCAAAATTGCAATATTCTCCCTTTTTATTAAAAAATTTTAAGTGTTGGTACATTATAGGTTATATCTTCTATCGTTTTTATCGATTGTGTAATTAAAAAAGAATTGAATTTGTTTTACTGAATCAGTTAATTCTATTAATAACGGATCAGTCATTTCTAAGAATTTTGCAATTCTAGGATTGCCATATAGAGCTGGAGAAAGAAATCTAGAAAGTAGACCATTTTTTGCATAGTCATATCCATTACCTTCTCGATTCTCTGAGTCTTGAACTATTTTATTATATATCGAATCTTTATACATTACTTAAGCGCAGATTTATTTGAGTTCATCATTCGGATCGGTAATGATTCTCTGATAACTTCTTTGACCACTAGATTGACGGATGAATATTGATTATAAGATATACCATCTTCGTAATAATTTCCAAAGCGATCATACCAACCTCCTCTTATTATAGGTTGTTCGTTTAATCCTATCTTAACGTCACCGAAATCGTCTAATCCTAAATTTGGATCGTCTCCAGAATTTAGCATTATTTGATTATCCGAAACAATAGTAATACCTCTAACTTTATCAATCGAGGTAACTTTTTGTATGTAATATCCATCTATAATAGCTCTTTCGTTAGCTTCAGATACAAAAGATAGATTAACCGAATCTACTCCTTTAATGTTTTCAATCAAAGCAATTATATCAGATTTTGGAATTTTATCTCTTCGTTTCACTTTAAGTAAGTAATCTGTTAATTTTGTGAGAATTTCTCCTTTTAATGTATTCTGATCTACCGTATCGTATATTCTTAAATAAATATTTGTTACGTATTTAGTAATGATTGGATCTACTATTTGTAATTCCGTACCCATAATTTGTCTACCACTCATATCGATAAATTCTATAAGAGCTTGTTTTTCGTCAGCATCTAAATAAAAATTTTGTAGATTTGTAGTAAAATAATCAGTATTGTTTGTTAATCTTTTAGCGATATCTGGTATCAAAAATAAATAGACTACATTATCATCTGCAATATAATCATCGTCAAATGTATTGTATGCGTCAACATATGCATAATTAAATCTTGATAGATAATTGATATAGTTATCAGCATTTGCTAATATAAAAGACCTACTCATCTTAGGCGCAATTAATTTTGTCAACTCAGGATTTTCTGAATCAGCACCTAAAATAATAGGTTTTTCGATTGATACATTTAATATTGTATTCAAATCAACTTCTTCTCCGGTATTGCTATATCCTGGATCGTCAAATTTGAATTGTATGTCCGAAGATTTAGAATATATATTGCCTTCAAATCCATCAGTTTTAACATATTGTACATTTATCACAGAACCTAAAGCAGGCATAGTTCCAAAATCTTCGTTTCCAAAATATATGTCTATTCCTCCAGAAATACCGGTTTTAACTAAGCATTTTTTATCTCCTTTATTCATATCATATAATGAATCTATGATATCATAAGCTTCGCCATTAACCGTGATATAAATTAAATCATTTTCTATCGTACTCTTAGAAATAACGGTAAAGGATTGCAATGCTTTACCTGTACCAGTTAGAGTTTGATTTTCTAATTCTCCTTGTATAATTTTTAACGGAGTTATTTCCGTAGAGTTTAACGGAATTCTTAAATTACCATTTACATTACCTAATTGAACGAAATATTTTTTGTTGTTACTAACGCAAGTAATCTTAGTTTTATCTAGAATTAGGATATAACTTGCATTTATAGGTGCATCAGCACCAGGAGCTATTTTAACGTTTATTGTTCCTTGAGAAGAAATCGATCTAGTAGGATTATGTCCGGTCAATCTAGCCCAACCATATATAGATCTTTGTTTCGTTGCAGTATAAATATTTAACTCTACTAAAGAATCTTCTATATAGTAAAATATCAATTGTCCAAATTCTTGGATTACTGCAATAATTTGACCAAATGGCGAAGATTTTGATAACACCGAGCCTGCTTGATTGTATGTATCAATCAACCAATTTCTGATCTTTAATTGTATATCATTAAAAGATATTTTATTTGTTTCTAAAAATTTCATTGTTTGTTTTTCTTTATGGTTCGACTGCGTAACCAGCAACTTTTGTTCCGTCTATTAATATGTCTAAAATTATAGTATCCCATACTTCTCCCTTTAAGAAGTTAACATCGACATCTAAATTAATGCCTTTAAAAGTTTCTTGATCGATATATTTTAGGAATTGAGTTATTGCATCTTGTTTAATATGCGAAGATCCTTTTGATGTCGACCAAATATATGCATCTAGAGATAACCCAAAGTCAGGATCGCCTAAAACACTCCCTTTAGGAGTAGTCAAAATCATTTCTACTTCCTGCAAAAACATTTCTATTCGATTATTAGTTTCAATTTCATCGGCATCATAATAAGGATATGTGTCCATTTTGAAATATAGGTCTATAGCCATATTAGTAGTTTATTTATTAAGAACCTCCAGAAGTAAAGAAAAAATCCATTCCTTCTTCTTCCTTTACCTCAGTTTCTATTTTTTCGATTTCTTCTTTACCTTCGTCTCTAATCAAGTCATAATTAATTTTAATTCCACCAGGTAGATTGAAGTCAAAAGTTCCAAGAATACGAGAAAGTTGAACTTTACATTTGGCAACTACATATCGATAGAATATTTCATCGTTCATCAAATGCTCTAAAGGTATTTTAGCATAGCACATTGCAACACAATCTCGATTAGGAGTTTCACCACCAATAAATAGCCTATGTGAATTTCTATTGTAATTAAAACTAATAGTGTGATTGATTATATGTGATGCAACATCCATCCAATACATATTTAATGTATAGTACATTAAGTTTTCTGTACCTTGTCCTAATGATACAGAATCTGAAAGAAACAATCTTTCAATACCAAAATCTGCAGTACCATCAAAAGACATAGATCTAGCAAAATCTTCTTTTAATTTTTTAAGTTGCCAAACTGAAAATACGCAATCCGGCATAGTAACAGTTCTATCTGTTTTAAATTGAGTTTGTTTAAATAGTTCAGTCGTAATAAAATAATATCTTTCTTCGACTGCGTCTTCATATTTTTTATAAAACCAATCAGCTGAATATTTTATGATTCTATTTATTTCCGGAATAGGAACCGTAAATGGTAATGCACAAGCAACAGAAAGTTCTTGTTGTACGTTTGCTATGAATTCATCGTTCGTCACAGTTGGTTAAATTTTTTTGTAGGTATAATGATTTGGTCTCCGGCAACAACATAACCAGATTTTAGTGGCTGATATTGTATAACTTTTGTATCTTTCGATACATCAGCAAATAAACCTATTTTTCCTTTTTTGAAAATACCTTTAGTCATTTTGCCATTTAATACTCCATTCATTCCATCGAACTCGCAATCTATTAAATTAGTAGTTCGATTAGAGAAAGAATTCATTAAATTGCAATTCGTAACAATAGAATCTAGATATACGTTTGATTGTATGATTGTTGCATTAACAATTTTACAGTCGTAGAAATCCGATCTATGGAAGATACCATTTTCAATTTCACAACTGATAAATTCAAGACCTTCTATTTCTTTACATTTAATTTTTGCATCTCTAATCTGTATTACTGAAAGTGTTGAATCGTAGTTAATTTCGAATTCGTTATTAGAAAATTGGCAATTAGTAAATATTGTAAAAAGACGATCTCGGAGTATATTATAATAAGATTCAAGTACTTTTTGATCTGAAACTAAATCTGCGGTAAATTTAACTTTAGGAAAGTTTTTCTTAAACAGAGCATAGTCTAAATAAGATTGTCTAATCTTTTCTTTTACGGAAATAGCCCTTTCAAAAGCCTTAAGATTTTCTTTTGTAAATGATTTGTTTATTACGCAATCCCATGAAGTAACAATAAATTGATTGATAGTATCTAGAACAAGACCTACCTTAGATTGATATCCGGAACCTCCAATATATTGCATTCTCAAAAATCCTTGATTAAGGGTCTCGAAATTAATGCCACAATTTTGAGTAGATGGAATATCATAAACTCTTGGATCTACGGCTTCCGTCTCTCTCGGTATAAATTTTTGTGTAGGTTCGAATCTTATAATTGATTGCGAATTAAAGGAATCCTTCCTAGAAGGAAACGCTTTATAGACTTTGTCTTCGTCAAACTCTAATATAAATTTAAGTTTGTCAATATTGTCTATTTTTGTAGCAGTTGAAAAAAGAGTTCCTTTAAAAGGTCCTTTCTCTTCGTCTAAAAATTTTAGATCTACGAAGAAATTGTCGTTTCTTCCAGTAGAACCATTTCGTTCAATCCATTTTAATAAATCGATAGTAATTAATCTAGCATCTCTACACAACATAAAGCTAGTAGAAAAATGATACACACCATCTTCTGATCTTTTTAATTGGAAATTATACGAAGAAGCTTCATTTGGAGAAATCTTCGTCTTAAGTAATTTAGACAATTCGGAAACTGCTGATTTAGGCTCTTTAGTAGATTCAAAATCAGCAGTTATGCGAATTAAAGATTTTTCAAATAAAGCTGTTAAATTGTAGGAGTTGAAATTCATCTATAGCTTTCTTTTATTATATATTCCAGAAGGCTACATAGCAAAATCAACTTTTTTAGATTCTTTATCGATTCTAGTTATTTTAACGTCAATTTCTTGACCTACTTCTAATTCTATGTCTTCACTTAAATAAGTTTTGTGAAGTAGACCAACTATTTTAGGTTCAATCTCTACGAAAGCACCATATCTAACGATCTTTTTAACTCTACCTGTAACTGTTGATGGAACTTTATATCTATCTTCGATATCGTCCCAAGCAGATGGTTGAACTTCAATAACTTTCTGTGAAAGTACAATTTTATCATTATCAATAATTTCTTTGATATAGAATTCAATTGCATCACCTGGTTTAATTTTTTGAGCATCAAAATTATCAACATTTTCAGGAAGAATATCGTTTCTACCAATAAGACCAGTTAAGCAACCGTTGAATTCCGCAAATATACCATGACGTGAACATCCAGTTACAAAACCTTTGTATAAGATACCCATTTGTAATTCAGATATAGTTTGTGGTACTAAAGCTTTTAGGTATTCTCTATGTGATACAACAATATAATCTTTCTCTTTTGAGTAGTTTATAGCAGTAACATAAAGTGATTTACCAATAAGAGCATCAAAGTCAATTAATTTGTTCATTCCACCAAGAGAACCTGGCATGAAACATTGAACTCCAGCAATATTTACGAAATAACCTCCATGGATTAATTCAGTCACAATTCCAAGATAAGCCATTGGTTTTCCTATTGCATCTAATAACTCATCACGTTTCTTCGAGATAATGTTCTTAGAATAAGAAGCTTGAATGTTATAAACTGAATTAGTGTGGGTTGTACCAACTCGATCAATAATTACTTCAATAGGAAATCCTACTTGAATGTATTTAAGGTATTCTGGATTTTCTTTTCTTAGCTCGATCATTGCATCTTCTCTCCAATTGATGTCAATAATTGCATGATCTGCATTAATAGAAACTACTGTTCCTTGTACTACTGAACCAGTTTTAGGTTCAATGAAATTAGTAAGAGAACCTTCATAAAGCTCGTATAATTCTTGAGCATAAGGTGCTGAACAATAAATTTTAGAAGAATCTCCTGTATGTTTTTTGATTCGTTTATTTATTGTAAGTTTTGTAGGATTTTCAGATTCAAAAGAATCCCAATCAAATTCGCCATTTGGCGTTTTTAGTTCTTGCATTTTTAAAATGTTAGAAGGTTAAAGATTATTGTAGTATTTTATTATATATCCAAGGTATCTTATGAAATTTTGGCCTTAGGTGAATCTTCAGTAGATTCTCCGGTATATTCAGTCGAGTTTATTTGACTTGCTATGTCTGAAGCGGTAAGAACTGCAGCAGCTGCAGGAGTAGCTGAAGTAGAAGAAGAACTTGTGGCTGGTGGTGGAGTAGCTGGACCTTCAACTGCAACAGAATTAGCATTTACTCCTACTTTGATTCCTTGTGGAATCACAATATCAGCTGATTTTATATAAGCATCTATTGCATCAGCTATTTGATTAGCAAATACCGTAGCTGCTTGTTCTATTGCAACCGGTTGAGGCTTTTCTGCTGGATTTTCTGAAGCAGCATTATTATCTAAAACCGCGATAAATGTTTTCCAACCGTCAGCATAAGCTTTTTGAATTTGTTGATTGAATGTAGGTTTGTCTAATGCCATTATAAAGTTTTTACGGATTTTTGTGATAATTCACCTGGAGTCATTTTTTGATTAGGTGGAGATGTAGGAGAACCTAAATTACCTGTATGTGTATGTTTATTAAAGAGTGCCATAAATTTTTCACCTAAAACTAAACTTTGAGCAGCACCAGCACCTAATGATATAGATGATGCATGATTGATTGTAACAGAAGCTCCAGATTTAATAGTTATAGCTCCACCAGATTCGATATCAGTAGTGGCAGATGTCTTCACTAAAGTTTTACCGGAAGTAGTGACGGTAGTATCTCCTTTTATTGTAACATTCAATTTAGCATCACCAATTATATTGATGTTATTTTTATGATAGATGTTCATTGTACCATCATCTAGCATTTCTACGATACTATTTCGTGAATCTGTATGTAAAATGATAGATTTATCAGGTCGTATATTAATTTGACTATTCTTATAATCTAACATTAGACCCTTTTGCTCGGTAAAATAAACTTTTACAAAGCCTTCAGTTATCGTATCATAGATTAATGAATGTGCATTTGTATATGAGCCTTTGATTTCATCTCTAAGTTGATCAGATATGTTCTGTAAGAAAAAATACTCCGGATGTCCTAAATATACACAATCAAATTTAATAGAAACTAAAGAACCTACTTTAGGCACAGAATAAAATCCACCACCAGTATCGGATCCACCAGTGTGATTATTTCCTGGATATGCCCATGGCATATCATCCACTGGAATATCGTCTAATTTTCCAAAGACTTTAACTTTAATTCGACCCATTTTTTGAGGATCTGCTACATCCATAACTTCACCAAGCCACGAAGTAGCTAATAAGTCGTCTGAATATGCATTTTGGTCATTTATCATATCTTATTATATGCGGTTTATATTGTTTTGTTTTATCCGTAAATATTACCTAAACTTGCTCTATCGTCCGTATCATTTCGTAAAGATTTACTAGGTCCGGAATTTAATATAGCAGAAGCAGCATTAACTATTGCAGTTGGATCTCCGGTTAATGCACCAGCAGCTAAACCTCCGGCAGTAGTAGCAGAAAATCCATATATGTTACCCATTAATAATTTACCAATTGATGAACTAATAAGTCTTTCTATTTTATCAGCTGCCAAGGAAGCAAACGGCAATATTGCGTTATATTTTGGATTTAAAACAGAGGATAATCCATACGACATTTTAGTTGGATCGTCTCCACTTTGTAATTGTCCAAAAGTAGAAGTATTATCTTTACCGCTAGCTTGAGCTTCTGATAGAGATGCATTATCTACTGCAGCACCATCTAATAGGTTTATAATTGTATCTTGTATAAATTGATCGTTCGAATAAATATTGTATAAATTTACTTCTTCTACTGATTTATAATTAAATACTATTTTTTGAGTAGCTTCTGCATCAGCCGAAGCAGAAGATATTTTGGTAAGATGCACATTAGATTCGTCAGGTAGCCATTCGCAGCTATCGAATTTGAATAAAAATCTATTGATATATGGATTTATTGTATTTGCAGATTCGTTACCGTCTGATGGAGAGATTGCATCTTTAATACCTTTAATTGGATCCTTTTTAAATTCTTGAATTTTATCTTTTATTCGACTCGTTGGTGATTTTTTAGAATCATTACCAAAAGGATCTTTACCTAAAAGAGTTTCATTTTGCTTTTGTTGTTCTGCATTAATATCAGGAATACCTGCCATCCTAGAAAGATCTAATAATCCACTAGGAGAAGGTTTTCCTTCTCTATTGATAGTTCTAAGTTCATATACGTAAATGTAAACAGTAAAAGTTCTTAAATTATAAGGAACAATTTCTCTACGATATTGATAATCAAAACATGCCTTTCTATAAAGGTCCATCAATGCCGACATTCTTAAGTCAATAGATTCTAAACAATCGATCGATATTTTTCTATCTTCTGGAAGTTTAGATATAAACTCTTCTTCATGAAATCCTCTTTTCCATGCATCGGCTAACCCGTCAATTGATTGAAAGAACCACGGAGTTGTTTTATTTATTAGTTCTAAATGAGATACAAATTTCTTAAGATATTTAGCTCTCGCTAAATCTCCAATATTATTGAGATAATTTAACGCGGTATTAGGCATTTTATCGTTGTAACATAATAATTTACCTTCTGGTTGATTAAAAAAGAAAAGTAATTTAAACCCAAGATATGTTGGATCTTGATAAAGTAAATATGGATTCGTTGCAAAATGGAGATTAGTCTTTTTAAATTTATTAAGACCAGGATCTGTATATTTCGAACTTTTTAATGATAAAGGCATTAGTAGTTTTTATTTTTAGAAGGGATATTCCATTCTCTTCTTATTAAATTCAATTTCATCTTCACTGGTCCAGGTGATGAATATGTATATTTTATAGTATTGATAACGTAATATCCACTAATATGTTCGTTCTTAATCTGATCTCTAGGATCTGTGCCAGATTTTTCCTTTGTTGTAGGATCGGCATCACCTGATCCACTTTCACTACTTCTTCCTCCAGTAGCATCTGCACTAGGATCAGGTGCTTTATCGTATCCACCATCTTCGCCTAAAGCAGTATCTCGATCTTTCATTTTTTCCATTCTAGTAGGATCTTTAGCTGAACCTTCATATATCAAAATAGGAATTCTCATATATCGATACAAATAGAAATTCATACCAGCTAATTCAACATCAATACTAGTTTTATTAATTTCTTGTAGATTTTGAAAATTAAGTAAACCTGAAAATATGTAGCTAGGATGTACGTTATCAGCTGATTGTTTTCCTAACCATTTATATTTTACTTGAGATTTATATGAATCATCTCCTTTACGTCCTTTAGGTAGTATTGATTCGGTTTCTGATCCAGGAGTAGTTAGAGGATCTACGAAAGTACTAACATATTCTGGTTTACCGGCACTATCTATATCTAAGTATTGGGAATATCTCTTATATCCGTTTTTAATCCAAACTGCGGCACTATTATTATTTGGTGCCCAATTTTCAATAAATACATTAGTTCCAGTTCTATCAGCTCTATTAGTTAGTACTAATGTACCTTTAATAGAATCCTTTACGTCTTGTTGATTATATCCACCACTAGCAGGAGATGCCATACTTATATTAACCGTCTCTGTTTTATCTTCTAAATCGAATTGCTTGTTAACATTAACCATACATAAATAATAATATGGGTCAATATACCAAGTAAAAAATGAATCGTCATCTTTATAAGCATTACACATAGTGTCTTTTACAAAGTGTTCGTATGTATCGAATGCGCATATACGAGTCATCGAATCGTCCGTGGAAGTTTCATTAGATGCAAAACCTAATTTGATATCTTCGCACATAGTTTGTAAATGATCGAAAGAATTACCTTTAGGAAATGATTTGCATCTTTCTGCTAAAAAACCTGGTATTTTCATTATACCTCTAAATGAATATGATTGAGTTGCAGGACTACCGGAAATATCCATTATATCAAAATCTATTCTTATAGGTTTTTGATTATCTTCATCCGGTGGCTTTAAATATAAAGATATAACATCTCCATCAGTAGGAGCATCTAAAGCTAATTTACCTTCACTATCATTAAGTGCTAAGTCAAGAGTAGGTATATGGTTAGTCAAATCTAATGCCATATTAGTTATTTGGTCTTGATCGAATCGAGACGAATTTACCATAATCAAAGGCATATAAGCACCCCATCTCGAAGTATTCTTCGTATTTACTGCTGGATCGATAGTTTCAGCAGCTTCGTCTCTAGCTTCTTTTGATTCTGTGTCTTGTTGAGTAATCTGATCGACTTTAATCTTTGGATCTATTATCGATACAATACTTCTTGATATAGTACTCATTAATTAGTTGTTTGAGTGAATTTTCCGGTTGATGACATTGAAGGTGCAAATAAGATATTCTCTCCATCTGTCTTATATGGTACTTCTCCATTTCTAAGGAGATTTGTAGGTTTTATTTCGCTTGCTCCATTAACTCTTTTATTTGCTATTTTTTGCAATTGAGCTATTCTAGCAATATCTTTCTGGCTAGCCTTAGTTGGATCTAAGAATAAAGCTTTTGTATCTATTATTGCCTGTGTTTGTGTTAGTTTTTCTTGTCGATAAAATTTAAGACCAGAAGCTAAAGTAGGAATTACTATAAAATCATACAATTCCATAGAAAATGGATTAGATATTTGATTAAATTTTAAAATCATATCTACATAATCAACTGAATTATATGAATCATAAGAAATTAAATCTGGTCTACATATATGTCGATCTTCAATCAACATAACTTTAGCAATCTGTAAATTAGAATCAGAATAAGATATTTTAAAATTGTTCTCAAGAAAATCCATCACCATGATTCCTTCTCGTTTCATTTCAGATTTTAAGTCGAATAAGTGAATTTGCATTTGTTATCTTATTGTTTTTGCTGATTGGGTAACTTGTTCAGGTGAGTGATTAGGGAATCTAGAAGTAACAAAATCATGAGGTATTTGAGAAAAATCTCCAAGTTTGAGCGAATCTGATTTAGATTGACCTCTAGGTGTTACACCGCCATTCTGTCCGCCATTTCTTCTATTACCCGCATATTTAGTTTCTTGTGAAGGAGAAGTCAAATAAGTTCTACCGTTTCTAGAAAACATACCTAATATTTCTGTTCTATCTCTAGGTCTTGCTGGTGCTAATTTACATGTTACTCTTACTTTTGAAGGAAAATCGTCAAAACCTAAAGCTCCATATACCTCTACGTCAGTTTCAGTCAATACTAAGTTACCAATAGATATTATTGGATTTGCTGGGTTTCCTACCATTAAGTGCCATTCTCCGGTAGATTCTCCAGAAAGTAAAGCATTAAGTGCTTGTACACCAGGTCTACCCATTTTATCTAAAGCACCACCTGCTATCTGAGACATTAAATTACCTCCCATAGTTTTTGCAGCATTCTTAATTCCTTCCCATGATAAACCTTTACCTCCAGAAAGACCGTTAAGTTTTCCGGAAATACCAGAAACTAGAGAATCAAAATATCCACTATAATCACCAGCTGCTAATTTGTCCGGATCACCAATAGGCTTCATTTGACGAGGATTTCCTCCATAATACCTAACATCACCTCCCCAGAAAGTACCTCTATTCATCGTACATATCATTATGTTTGATAGTAAATCTAACATAGCAACTCTAGGATTTACTCCATCGATACTTCTAAGTTCATATTCAAATACAACAGTCATATCTTGCTTAAATTCTAAACCAGTATCTCTAATTTGCATAGTTTTGATAACATCGATAGGACCAAATACCACATTTTCATTTTCGTATGGATTGAAACTATTAGTTGCCGGATTATTTGTTCGAGCAGCAGTTGATGCAGCGGTATCTGTAATAGACATTAAAGATTTAATCAATCCACCACCTGGAAGTCCTTCCATTGCACCGGCCTCATTACCGTATCCAGGCTGAGATTCTTTAGTTTGTAATTCTGCAGTTAATTGCTTAAAATTTAATTTATGATTCCATTTAAGACCTACACTTTCCCATTTATTAGTATCTCCATCTACCCACGTAATTAAACGTGCTATATCCGGATTCATATTCTTTTCTTTTGAAAATAAATCATCTTCAGGAGGCAGTTTAAATCTTCTAAGAGTTACCATATAATTATTAGGAACTCTACCATAATTTCTACACCAAAGGAAATCTTCCCATGCATATTCAACCGCATTAGATTTTCCTTCTCTACTCCAAGCTATAATATTCGAAGACGTAGGATTAGTTCGTAATTTTTGTAATGCTTCATCCTTAATACGGTTTGGTGAGTCTAAATAATCTTCTGGAGCGATAGCTACGGAATTCTGTTGATTAACAAAGAAAATCGAGTATCTATTAAAAATAGCAGGCTTTCCTTTTTTATCATACGTTAGGTATTTTTTACCTGTACCTTTACCGTCCTTACCTTTTATTTCTACACTAGATGGACCAGGAAAATCTTGATCGTCGGTAGTATAATACGTACCGATTCTCATCCCGGTGTTTGGTGGTTTTGGTGGTTCGTTTTCCGGACCAATGGCATTATTGGGATTGCCTGAAAGAATTGGTGGTATAGGTGCAGCCATGGTATAAAAGACTATTTTATTATATATCTACCCTATATTCTCGATGAATTTTTTAGCTTCATCTGAAGTTGCAAACAAGTCAGAAAACGCTCGTTCAATTCTAATTGAATATTCCGCAGTAGAATTTAATTTTAGTGGTCCGTCATAAGGAGTTCTGAGGACTATTTTACGAATTGCTCGCAATTTTTGTAGTAAGAGATATTCACCTATTCGATTAAATAGTTCCATCATCTCATTTTTTGTTTTGACGACTAAATTTGATTCTATGCAAAAACGATATTTAGAAGATTCCCCTAACCAATTCTCCATTTCAGTAATGGTCTTAATTTCTTTTGGTATTTGTATCGGTTTTGGTTTTCCTTTATAATTAGTAAGGAAAGATTTCCCTATAAAATTAGATTTAAGGAAATGAATATTATCATAGAATTTGATAATTCGTATAGAATATACTGGAATGTTTTCTTCGAAGTAAACTTCTTCAATAATTCCTTTTATAGGAATCATTACTTCTGGGTCGTAAGTTGAAGTTAATAATGCATGGCAAATACTTCTTTTATCAAGGATTTGGGTTTTTATCATATTCGATTTGTGTTGCGGAATCAAATTCCGATAAGAGCAATTCGTCTTCTATATTTGTATCTATCAACAGATGATAGTATACTGGAACGTAACACCCTACAAAAAATCCTTTTAATCGATCGATGAATTCTGCGTCTATACTTTCACTAAGCATATAAACAAAATCTGTTTTTCTGCACAATCTAAATTTGTTTAGTTTTTTAACTATTTGAAAATTCACTATATCATCAGACGGCGGTATTTTAGAAGAATCATTGTTGGTCAGTTTCTGATGTATTTCGTAAAAATTAATTACGTCGGAATTTTTCTTCCTTACAAAACTGCGCTCAAATGAGTCTCTACCACATTTAACGATAAAAACATTTTTAGACATTATTGGCATTTTCTATTAAGACCTTTTTTAACTCTTTTAGACCTTTAATCTCGGAATTTAATTCTTTGATTCTTTCGTCTATTTCGGCTAAGTTAGGTTGATATTTTTCTCCCCAATCAACATAAAAATCAATTTGCTCAGCATCAAAATCCGAACCCAATTCCAACCCTAAATCGTTTGAAATATCTTGAAGCAAATCAATGATATCATCGAACGAATTAGGATTAGTTTCTTTGTCGGTCTTATAAACTTTAAGCTCTTCAGTTTTTTCTTGATTCGATCGAGTATCTGTTACGGTTCGGATTACTCCGTTTGATGAATTAATTAACTCAATTTTTATCATAGAATTTACATTTAAGCTTTTTGAGCCTTTTTAATTTCGGCTAATTTGAGTGGTTTTTCAGATGAGCCCCAAACTTTTATAGTTTTAACCCAATCTTCTATATACTCGTCAATTTCTTCTGAAGTCTTACCATCAGCTTTCATTGCTTGTATAATTTTAGTTTGTTTATCTTCATAATAAGCTTCTTCAGATTCAGCAACCGCTGATGCCATAGCATTATTAAGTTTTGCTCCTCTTTCAATAACACCAGACTTATATTCAGCGTATTTGGCAGGATCAGTTTTCTTTAACATTTTCTCATATGCTCTTCTTTGAGCACGTGATTGTGACATACCTTTCATTTTTTGTCGGGTTTAGCGTTAGTTTTCTTTGTTGTTATTTTATATATCAGTGGTGGAAGTTCCTCTCCGTCGGTCTCACATAATTTGTAATACTTAATCATCGAAGTTAAACTGTTTCGGAATTCTTCCAATTCTAAAAGTGAATCGAATTCTATTTGAAAATTTTTGTCGGCATAGGGATTATCGACTAGTCGGCTTTTCATTTTTTATGTCATCTTTTTCGACCTCTTCTTCAAAATACGAAGAGATTTTTTCCTTAATTGAAGTTTTGACTGCTTCAGTTATGGATTCTATGTTTATTTTTTCGGTAGAAGACTTTATGATTTCATCGATGACTTCTTCTCTATCAAACATTAGATCTAATAATTCAAGTACTTTCTTTGTTGGTATTTCAAAATCGAAATCTACTAGAAGAGTAACTGTTTCTTTTTTCTTTTGTTTGTCGAGTATGATTTTTATAGGGTTCTGTTCTACTACCTGTGCAATATGTTGTGCTGGCTGAGGTTCGTTTCCTAAAAGTTTTTCCATTTCTATGAAATGGTCTACCGTTTTAGGAGATTCGATCTCAGGCTGCTGACTGTTTTTATAATTGAAAGTTTCTTCGTCAATTTCCTTTAATAGATTTTGAATATCTGAAGTAGGAACGACTCTTCCACTTTCAAAATATGTGTTATTATTTTCGTCTTCTGCTAAATAAGTTTCAACTCTTCCTAAACGTGAAGTTGAAATCCATTCATATCTTTTTTTAACTTCTCCTGGTTCCATATAAATTAGTTCTATTTAATTTTAATTTTATGAACTAAATTGTAAATTGTTTCGTTAATTAGTACTTACGGTGCAGTATCTACGACGGTGCAGTATCTACTGTAACGCCTTTTGCAACTAACGAAGCAACTGCAGCATCAGAAACTGAAGATCTTGGAGCATTGTTAGTACTTAAGTTTATTTCTCTAGTACTAAGTGGATTAGTCCAATTCAATCCATATGTATCTAAGTCTATTAATAATCGATCTACTTCTGCCATAGATAGTCCACTACTTACATTCGATTGTA